TGGTGAGTTTGTCGCTACCTTAGCGATAGTCCAGATGTCTAAATTATCCATCGAAAACGTTTTATATGTCGATCTACTCAAGATCATCAAAGACATAGTTTTCATATTCATATTTCACAAGGTAGGCGGAATAGTGCTTGCCAAGGTTCAAGGCTGGATAGCCTCATTTCATGTTGCACTAGCCGCTTCGGTACTACTATCAACCTCCCTACTAGCTGACAATTACTCACTCATAATGAGTGGTTTCTGTGCTGTCCAGCTATTATGTGGAGTAAGGGGCGCGCTTCATGGGTTTGTTTGTAGTCATTTTATTGTCGATTCTAGCGGTGCTTATCACCGTGGGCGGCATACATGAGCGAAAGAGAGTTCGGCGAGATATCTGTGAGACTAAGTGGGCTGGAAAAAACCCTCTCGATGAATACGGACACAATTAAAGTTATTGACGAGCAGGCACGGGACCTTTCGGAAGATGTCGCCGCTCTGAAGGTGAGTGTTCCACGGAGTGTAGCTATCAACGACCAGAAGAATAAAACGATACTCGGCTATATAGCAGATATAGTTAAATGGGGAGCCATCATCATAGGAATTATCTTTGGTGCTACTGGCGCAGAACATTTAATAGGCAAATGATATGAGCATCTTTTCGTGGTTCACAAGCGGAGGTCAGCGAATAGACAAAGTAACCGATGCGGTTATCAATGGCATGGACGCAGTATTTTATACTGAAGAGGAAAAAGAAGAGGATTCTAAAGCCCGCAGACAGCTTTGGCTTAAGTTCATGGCGCTATCTAGGGACGAATCAAGCATTAAAAGCGTCACCCGAAGAGTTCTCTCCTTTTTAATCATTGGCCATTGGTTACTGTTCATGGATGCGGCTCTCATATTCTACGCTTTTGATGAGACAGCCAAATCTAAGATAGCTTTTGAGCTGTCAACTAGTATGTTGTGGATTGTTGGCGGGGTAGGAGCGTTCTATTTCGGCGCTCACTTATTGCGGCAGGCGAAGAAATAACCAAAAGAGGAAGTAATCATGCCAACACATACATCAGCAGAGCGTAAGAAGCGCTTACCAAAGAAGAAAAGAGTTATTAAGCGGTGACTGGCGAATTAAACGAGTTCGACGTATTATTAAGCGCAGCCTTTGAGCTTGGTAAAACTGTCATAGAAAAGATATGGCCTGATCCCACCAAGAGAGCGAAAGAGTTAAGACTACTAGAAGAGCTACACCAAAAGGGCGACATAGCTCAGCTTAGCGAACATGTTCAATTAATGGTTGGCCAGCTAGATGTTAATAAAGTAGAGGCAGCCCATTCAAGTATATTTGTGTCCGGGTGGAGACCAGGGGCGGGATGGGTATGTGTCGCGGCATTCGCTTATAATTTTATTCTCTATCCATTCCTTCTCTGGGGTTGGGTGATTGTTGCTCCTATGACTACCGGTGAGAATTCACAGCCAATCGCTCCACCGCCTCCTGCGGACGCCTCTCAGCTATTACCAGTACTATTAGGTATGTTGGGCATAGGGGCAATGAGAAGCCACGACAAGCGCCACAAAGTAGATAGCAAAGGAATTGAATAGGCTCATGACCACAAAGGGAAGCTGGCACAGGCCGCACAATAAAGACAAGTTCAACCAAGAGTTTGATCGCATCTTCGGAGCAAAGAAAAAGCGCACACAAACAACAGCAGATGTTAAAGAAAAGGTTTTAAAATCAACCAACTAGCAAGGGCATATAGATGTCTAGCTTTACAGATAACGGTGGCGGCACAATGCCTTGTGCTAATTGCGATGGTGAAGGCTGGGTATGTGAAGATCATCCCGAAGTACCATGGCGAGATGGTGACGGATGTTGTGAAGGGGCGGGAATGCCTTGCGCTTGTAACCCACCAGAACAAAAGGTAGCTCTAGAGGTAGACGAAGAGACAGTAATTTTTAATTTTAAAGAACCACTCTACATTTTTAGAGACAGCTAATGACTGGTAAGCGCCCCTTAACTGATAAGCAACAAGTATTCATAGAAGAGTACCTAGTTGACCTGAACGCAACACAAGCAGCTATAAGGGCCGGATACAGTGAACACACAGCAAAAGACATCGGTTGTGGAAACTTAGCAAAACCATACATAAAAGAAGCTATACAAGAGTTAATGGCTGAAAGGTCTAAGCGTACAGAGATAACAGCTGACAAGGTGCTTCAGGAGCTAGCTAAGCTAGGCTTCAGTAATATGAAGGACTACACCACAGTAAACGACGAAGGCATGATAGGCGTCGATATGAGCGATCTAACGGATGATCAGTATGCAGCCATCACTGAAGTCACTGTAGATACACGCAAAGAACACGATAAAGGCAAGAAGACAGCCGGCACTATCGAGAAGGTCAAATTCAAGCTGGCTGATAAAGGACAGAACCTAGAGCGTCTTGGTCGACATTTGAAATTGTTCACTGATAGGACAGAACACTCAGGTAACATTGGGCTCACTGACTTAACAGAAGATCAGTTAGATGCAAAAATAAAGATGCTGCTCAAGGGCACCTAAACATATTCGGCAAAATCTACTTATTTGGAGAATTGCATGAAAATGGACGGGTACGAGAATTACATTATTACGACCACTGGCGATATTATAAACACCAACACTAGTCACATGATGAAGAAACAAATAAACAATTGTGGATATTATAGGGTTGAGTTATCAAAAGCCGGCAAAGCAAAGAAGATATTTGTACATAGGTTGGTTGCTAGTGCTTATATTCCAAATAAAGATAATCTTCCGCAAGTCAATCACATTGACGGCGATAAGTTAAACAATGCCGTTGATAACCTGGAATGGTGTACGGCATCATATAATCATAAGCATTCATTTAAATACCTTGGTCGCCACGTCACGAAGTGTTTTGATCTGGAGAATGGAAAGACAAAGATAAAAAAAGAAGACATTCCGCGCCTAATCGAAAAGAAGAAAACCACAACATATAGGAACATGGCTATGGACTTGGGGGTTCATCCTAAATATCTGTCTTTGCTTCTTAGGGGTGTTGTGCGTGAGTAGCGATAAAATTGAGCTGATCCGCTTGTTAGAAGAAAAGCACGAGAGAAACAAGAAGCGATTGATGATTAACAATTGGAATATGCTCTATGATTGGCAGAGAGGCTTCATAGCTGCCACAAGAGATTATTCAGCCTGTTGTTTAATTGCAGCAAATCGCGTGGGAAAGACCATGACAGGGGTATTAACCGATGCGTTCCATTTGACTGGCGAATATCCAGATGATTGGGAGGGGCATAAATTTGAAGTGCCACCATTGATCTGGCTGCTTGGCGTTACTGGTGAAAAAACTAGAGACTTGTTGCAAACCCCTTTATTTGGTCGCTTAGAGGGCGCTTTTTTCTCTGGAGGCTTGATCCCGGCCGACAAAATAAAAAGCTTCAGAAGCATGTCTGGAATAGCAGGGGCCATGCGAGAGGTTAGAGTCGAGCATAAGATGGGGGTTTCCATGGTTCAATTTTGGTCGTATTCACAAGGCCAAGCGGTGCTTATGGGTGACTCTCTGGACTGGTATCACATTGACGAAGAGCCCAAAGACCAAACTATTTACCCTCAAGTCTTAACTAGGACGGCGACAGGGGATGAAGGAAGGGGTGGCAGAGGCATATTAACCTTTACTCCTGAGAACGGTAGAACAGAGACCGTTATGGGGTTTATGGACAGAGATGTTGACTCTCAGTTTTACATGAATAAAGGTTGGGATGACGCGCCTCATCTGACGGAAGAAACCAAGAAAGCTCTATTAGATAAATTTCCACCTTATCAATGTGATATGCGCTCTCGTGGCATACCTTTGATGGGCGCTGGTTTAATCTTTGAGCATTCAGAAGATAAGATCAGGTGTGATGCTTTCGAGATACCTGCACATTGGTACTTGATCAACGGTATGGACTTTGGCTGGGATCACCCACAGGCACACATACAACTAGCATGGGATATGGGGTCAGATACGTTCTATGTTGTTCATGCTTTCAAGAAATCAAAGATACAACCCCACGAAGCTTGGAATGTAGTTAAGTCATGGTCTGAAGGTGTCCCTACAGCGTGGCCGGCAGATGGATTGCAGACAGAGAAAGGTAGTGCAAAGCAGCAGAAGGACTACTATGAAGAGGCTGGATGGGAGATGTGTGACGAGCATACTACATGGGAAGAAGGTGGTAACGGTGTGGAAGCTGGTCTCATGGAGTTAAACAATCTGATGGAATCAGGACGGTTTAAGGTATTTTCTCACCTAAAAGAAGTATTTGAGGAGATAAGACAGTATCATAGGGTTTCTAAAGCAAACGGCAGAAGTGAAATTGTAAAGATTGGCGAGGATATAATCGACGCCTGCTTCCATGCTGATACAAAGATAGTGACTAGGCATGGGGCCGTGAGAATTGCTGATCTTGTTGGCTCAGAGGGGGAGGTGTTATCTATTGATGGCGAGTACCAAAGATATTCTCATTGCAGGCTAACAAGAAAGAGTGCTAATTTAATTACACTAACATTTAATGACGGGTATAAAGTGACATGTACCCCAGACCACAAATACTTAACTACTAATGGGTGGTTAGATGCGATACATTTACATGATACAGATAGTGATGTCATTAGGGCTTCGTCATGTCAGAGCCAATTATATTCAATGGAATTAAATTCACAAAGTTCAACAAGTACTATCGGGCGGCAGGGTTATGGCTGCACAGGGAGATATGGTCAAGCCATCATGGAGGAATACCGGATGGATGCCATATACACCACATTGATTTCAACGCTGAAAACAATAGCATTGAGAATCTTGGGTGCCTTACAGCCAAAGAACATTATCAGCATCATGAAAGTCGCAAGCCAATTAGCTTCATGTGTAAGCAATGCGAGGATCAATTTACTAGCGTCAAATCATTCACTAAATTTTGCAGCAACAAGTGCAAGGCCCAATTCAGACGAGATAGCGGAGTTGATGACGAGCAAAGATCGTGCAAAAGATGCAGTACGGATTTTGAGGTCAACAAATACACGAGTACGCAACACTGCGGCAAGAGCTGCGAGCGAAAAGACTGGACAAGATCAGCCGAAGGAAGAGC